TCGTAACAGTATCAACTTTAGAATCATTATTGACCACAATAGTAGCTTCTGCTCCAGATCCATCACCCTTAATAGGAACCCTGGTATAAACTCTATTTGCAGTTCCTATACCAATACCTCTATTGGTAATAACTGCAATTTTTAGTTGACCACTAGTAGAAGCATTGTCCCTAACTGCAAAATTTTCTGCACTATTTTCCCAATCTGTTGGAACGGGAATAAAATTAATAGAATCAAATTTTACAATGTCACTTGGTTTAATTGTATAGAGATATTTCCACACATATCCATCTCCACTAGAACCTGCAGATCTTGGTTCTAAGTCCGTAAATGTTGGTTCGTCTAAAGATGGTCTTCCTGTAGGATTTTCTGGATCTGTTCCATTATGTAGACAAATATACACTCTAAAATCACTATTTACAACATAAAAATTTGAAGAATATATACTAGTAGCATTTGAAGGTTTAGATGTATTTGTCCTGCTAATATCATGACGATACATATCATAAGTGGTTCCGGAAGACCATGTTATTTTTCTAACCACTTGACGCACATCGTCACTTCCAATTTTTTTTAATGCTACGATAGTATCCCAATAATCGGATTCTTCGTTAAAATTATCTTTAGGTGCAAGTGGTGAAGTATCCCAAGTGGAACTATAATCTGTTGCATTGGTCAAACCAACAAATGCATAATAAGAATTTGCTGAGGAAGTTGCTGCAGAAACAAAATTTTTTGCATTTAATATTCTAAATTGATCAGTTATAATTGCAGACATTTTTAACGTTTTTTATTTATTTATGAATTATAATTAAAGTATCTCAATGGATTTAATCTAATTAAAATTGGATTAGTTGACAAACCAGTTGTTCCATTGTTATTGTACGAATTAAATGCTGTTGGATTAGTTCTGCTATTTGTAGAAACTTTTCCCCAACTATAATTGCCATAGTATCCTGTGTTAGCAATTCCTGTTAACCCATTATAAGAAGAAACTGAAGTTATGACTCTTGAAACATAAGTTACACCTATACCAGGTATACTTCTTGTTACATTAGAAACAGAAATAACCTCATAAACATTGTCCAGAAACTCCGTGCCAACGCCAACGATAGATTTATCTCTCCTTAAAGAAGTTACACCATTTCCAACATTTGATTTATTTACTACGAAATAATATCCAGTAGAAATTCCACTAATTGTTATTGCTGTTCCTACAATCGAAGAATTTCTCAATATTGAATTTTGTGGAATATAGAAATCAAATGCAATAGCAGTGGAAGCAACTCCAACTACTGAAGTTGTTGCAACACCAACAATTCTTCCAAAATCACCCTCATATGAAACATATTCAATAATCTCTGAAATTGGTTCTGGATCTTCAATTAAAACAACAGGAGGATTTGTTGTTGTATATCCAATTCCACCATAATTTATTTGAATTGAAGTTACTACTCCCGCAGAAATAAATGCATTTGCAGAAGCTCTTAGAGTGGTGCCCAATCCGACAGGATTTGCAATAGTAACTGTTGGATTTGTTGAGTATCCAATTCCGCCACTTGTAATATTAATAGAACTTATCGTTCCTGCAATTGATACTATTGCGGTACTAGCAGCCGATACTTTTTGATCTTGTGAAGTCAATTTGACTGTGTAGTAGATTGAAGAAGATGTATTCTCCTTAGCACTATCAAAGAATGACTTAACACTTTCCACAAAAATAAATGTAGATCCTACTCCAACACTTTGTATTATATTTGTTGATGGATTTACTAAGGGTTCATACCATTCTCTGTTTTTGGAAATTTGTATGCCGTCAATAATAACATCCTCTGTTTGTCTGCACCAGATTACAGGTCTTAAAAGATTTCTATTTGAAGAAACACCAATATTAGAATATGGGTTTGTCAAAACACTATCCGAAGAATTAACTCTTGTGACCAATCTATTTGTTTGATTTAAACTAAGATCTTCACTATAAATTCTTAACTGATCTCCAACTTTAACAGTTTCTAAAATATCAACAGAAACTACATCGACACCTTCAGTTCCCTTATAGAAAAGAATTTTAGAAGTATCTCCTGCTCTAGGTGCTTCTACAAACTTGATAATGCTTCCACCTTCAAATATGTAGGATTGTCCTGGTGTTTGTAAAATATCATTTATAAACACTAGCAGTGTAGATTCTACATTAATGTTTGATCCTTTTTTGGATCTTATTGACTGTTGAACTCCATCAATTTTTATTGGGAAAGTATTAACTTGACCATCAAATAATTCATCTATATTATCAATAACTTGAAAACTTCCAAGAGACCAACCATTAAACTGGTCATTATAAATTCTATCGATTGATAATTCAAATGGTTGAAGATTCTTTGTTATATCTGTTGGAATGCCAGTGGATCCACCATACTCAATAGTTAATTTTTCACCCTGACCGTATCCATACCCATTATTTTGTATCTCAAAGTCAATGATACTTGATCCTTGTCCAACTACAATACTAATAGTTGCTCCAGTACCAAATCCAGGAGTTGAATTTGTGGAATAAACTAAAGGAATATTTGAATATGATAATGGAGAATCAAAAATTACCTTTGGTGGATTACTTGAAGTATATCCAATTCCAGGATTTGTTATTGAGACACCAACAATATTTCCATTACTAACTGAAGCAAATCCAACATAGGTTATATTTGTAGAAGTTAATGATTCTGTATACACACCAACATTAACAGTTGTTTGAATTCCAGATCTATATCCAGATCCACTATTTCCAATACTTATTGCTGAGATTGTTCCTGCAGAAGAAACGATTGCAGTTCCACCTGCAGCAACAAGAGGTTGATATCCAAAACCTTTAGTGGAACCAACAGAAACAATCTGTCCTCCGAATGGTAAATTTGTGCTAGTAATATCATCTGGATCATATGATCCATTAAATGTTATTGAAGTTATACCTGCATTTTCTGTTAATGTATAGTCTCCTACAATATCAACTACTCCAAGTCTTTGTGGTCCTTGGAATATTTGATTGATCAGAATTACCGCATTATCTGAAGAAATTCCTGAGATATTTTTGCCTTCTGATCTTAATGTAAATGTTGACTTAATTCCAGTAAACCCTTCAGAAATATCGTCAAAAATATAATTTTTACTATAAGGATCACTTGTAGAATTTGTAGCGGAAGACCTCATAAAAGATCTACCACTAAATGTTGAATGAGTAGTTATTCCTGTATAGTCTCTATCATCTGGTCTATTACTATCAGTTCCTATAGGAGATTTTCCATAAGGTGCTTTAAAGAAATTAATAGTATTTCCAACAATATTATAATCTCCTAATATCTTTTTAATTAAACTGCCAACAGTGTGAATTCCAATATTTGTACCCATCCAACCACGTTGGACTTGTACAATATTAGTACTTCCAAGTCCTACAGTATTCAATCTCATAATTTCATCATCGACCATAATTAAGTCATCGCTGAAGAATGAAGTAATTCCTGAGAATTTGACTCTATCATCAACGATTTCAACTGTTTTCGCGCATGTCGTAGTAATAGAAGAACCAACAATAGGAGATTGAATTACATTATCAATTGTCACTAATACTCTAGAATTTTGTCTCTTAGAAGTAAATGAGTGAACAGTTCCGATACCAAGTGAATTTAATTGCAGTGGAATTGGAACAGCCTTTAAAGCATCTGTTGCAGAAGCAGCAACTCTTATATCTAAGTCACTTACTTTAATTGCATAAATTGATCCTGGCAATTTATTGGTTATTCCTATTCCGGGAATTGATATTGCAGTTGTAATTCCAATAGATTGAGTATTTCCAATTCCAGGAGAAGAATATTGGAGTTCTTCGCCAGTAACAAAATAATGTTCTGGAATTCTTATAGTATTATTTGTAATATTAACAACGCTTGAATCGGTGCCGTCAAAATAACGCTTAAAGATTTCTCTACCGCTGCTAGTTAATTCAAAAGATCTTCTAACATCTCTTTCAGTACCTTCATATGATCCATAATTACTCTTTATAAATCCATTATTCAAATCAATATTATTTGTTGCTATTCCCTCATCCAATGGTTTCATTGCAACTTGGAATATTCTAACCTGTGCATTAATATTTGGATTTGGCGTAAAGTATAAATTAGTTTGATTTCCTGAAATGTCAGATCCAAAAGTTCCAAGTCCACTATGAGTTTCTACAATTCCAAATTCTGTAATTGAGGTTGTATTGAAAACTGTCTCATCAACAACAACCAATTCTGAAATCTGATATCTACTATTGGTTGTATCTTCGACAGAAGCAATATAATATGCACCAGAATAATCACTAGAATAACTTGAAACTAAGTTTTGAGTTGGGGCAGATGTAGAAGCTATAGAGACATAATTAGAACTTAATGAAGATGTGCTCAATATTGCAGTTCCTGTACCAACAGAACCACTTGTATTTGCCGCAAAAGATATTGCCATAGTGTTTATGGTTGCAGCTACTCCTGGATTTGGTATAAATTCTACTATTAGTCCAGGACCAGACAAATATGCATTATATGTACCCAGACCACTACTTGCATATGCATTTCTTGAGTGATTTGTAATTTGACCATATTCTAAGAGATCTACATTTGTTCCATCGTGAATAGCAGTTAGTTCATCGTATTCATATATGTCATTATTAGATTCTATTTGTACTAATATTTTTGTTGAACGATATGTAGATGCTATCGATACGATTGTTGAGGGAGTGGACGAAGAAGCATTAACATTACTGGTCGATAATCTTATAATATCTCCAAAATAAGAGGTAGAAGTTGCTGTAACGTCGTCTTTTAAATTAAATGACAGAAGACTAATATTATAGTCATTAACTGTATACTTAGAAGGATAAAATAGTAAATTGCCCTCATCGCCATTTACAGTGAAGTCAAATGATCCCAGATCTTCTAGATAACTTTCGACTCTTCCGTATTGATTTAAATACCCAAAATCATTATCATATAGTAAAGAAACTAATAGAATTTGTCTATCCGAACTAAATCTCTTATCTCTTACATATGTAATATATTTTCTAGATCTGGAGTCATTCATTCTAAATGTATCAACAATAGAAAATGGAGTTGATCTAGGAACACTCTTGAATGTGTCACTAAAATCATCTATCTCTAATACTCTATTTCCTATTGATTGGAGATAATCTTGTATCTCTTTCGATGTAAAGACTATATCAGTTGAAATTATATTATTATCATTATTGATCGTTTCTTCAAAAACTAAATCATAATCGTAAATGTGATTTAGATTAATTGTAGAAGAAAAATCGCAGATTCCATAAAAATCTCCATTATCTTGAGAGGTTTGTATGCCAACATAATCCAAATCTCTTGTTTCTATAACAAGATCGCTAAATTTCTTGTATCCAACAACGTGATTTAAATTACTTACTGGTGTATTCCAGGTTTCATATGGTATTTCTGATTTCAATGAGTATGAAAAATATTGATAATAGTCATTATCATGAATTTTTTGTAGACTGCTGTTTAAGAATCCAGTTTGTCTCTCCCACCCTTTAGTTACAATAGAAGAAGAATCAATTTCATAAGTTGCCTCAAAAGACTCTTTATTTGATATTAATCCTTGAGATTTTGAAGATAAACCTCTCAATACAGTATTTGTATAAAATTCTTTGTTTGTGGAAACTTTTAGAATTTCATTTTTTTGATCCCAATTTTCAACTATTCCGATTGAATCATCTGATACTACAGTCTCTCCCTTAATAAAATTATTTTTTGATAGAATTGCGTCAAACTTTGGAAAATGTTTTTCTGGGATTATCCTACCCTTTGAATTTATAGGATCATATCTTCCAGGAACTTGCCCTGATGAAATATATTCGGTAAGATCATATGTGACAGTAGCATTAATGCCTCCTATATTTGGAGATACTGCTACAACAGGGAATAATCCATAAGAGTATTGTGAGGAATTATAACCTCTTCCTGTAGATCCTAGACCAACACTAATGTTCTCAATTAGAACTTTATCTCCAACAGAGAATGGGAAGTCTGAAGCATTGCTGTAACTAACTGCAAGTCCAACAGTGACATAATTTGTCAATGGATTGTATCCAATTGACGATATTCCAACTCCATTGCAATTATTTACAGGAATAATAATTGGAGGAACGTTACTAATTCCTGTTGTATTTTTGAGAATAGTAACTTCTGTATCACCTACTTTATAGAACAAATCAACATCATCAACAATTTTTCTAGTTAATCCGTCTATTACCAAAAGGTCTGGTGAAACTGCATAATTTATACCAGCAGAAGTTATACCAATCTTTTCAAAAGAAGTTAAAGTTGAAATTTTTAATATTTCTGGTAGTTTTGCTAACGGTCTAATTGTAGTATCAGCATAATAATCATAACCAATATCATTTATTATTGACGTTTTAACTTGCCCAATACTTGAACTGTATGGCAAGAGGACAGCTCCAGTTCCCTTTTCACTTACAATGGTAGAAATTCCTGGAAGTTTTTCGTACTGAGATCCAGTAGTATCAACATCTAGTGCATAAATTTCACCATATGAAGTTTTTGAGTCAGTATAATATTCAAATAATCCTTCATTTTTTCTGTAAATATTTTTTTCAGGAACAGTTGGCATACTAAAACTAAATGTAGTAGATCCAATTCCCGAAATTTTATATGTTCCAGTATATTCACTTTCATATCGATATATTGTATTTCCCTCTTTAATATATTCTGCATCAATTATTATCTGTGATTTTTCTACTGGGATATTGTCAATATTTACAACATCCAATTTGTAATATATTGTCTGCGGGAAATTTTGTGTTGCATTAATTTTTACGTTAGCTGTTGGATCAATACCAACAACTCCTTCCCTATAAATTTCAAATTCGTTGGATAACTGAGAAGTTTCAAATTTATTTTTGAAATTTTTATCTAGATAGAAATTCAGTTCAAACGCAGGATATAAAGTAGAATTTTTGCTATAAGAAAGAGAAGAATCTGACAAATCAAAAATAACAGAAGATCCTTTTAAAATTGCCAATTCTGGGTTTATTGGCGATAATGTTCCAAAAGAGGAGCTTCCAATACTTACTATTGAAGGTTTTGAAGATACTGATTCATAATAATTTTCGGATAGTTTAATTTTGTTTTCATCTAAAACTACTGCATAATAAATTTGCTCATTAGTTAATCCTGTACATGGAGAAGTAGATGTATGAATTATCTTTTGTCCATTATTATATCCATGATTATTAATTGTAATAATATCATTGACAATATCAACATCCGAAGAAACAAAAGATCTTGGATTTACTATCAGTCTTCTATTGTAATCATTATACTTGACTACAATAGTTGTTGATATTCCTGGAGAAGAATTGATATAAACTGAGTCTTTTATGTTTAAACCGTGCGTTGACGCAGTAGAAATGGTGACAATATTTTTAATTCCAGAACCAATAACAACGTTGTCATAATTTGTTCTAAAGCTATGTATTGTTCCAGTACCTATGCCAGTAAAGTATAAAATACTTGTAGGTTTGCTGCTATCAATACCAACATAAGTTCCTGTTGACCCAACACCAACTTTAAGAGTTGATATTCCTATTAAATCATTATTAATCCTTACAGAATAAACTATTTGATTATCTAATAGTTGGAAACTAGAAGATCCATTTGTTGAAACGGATACTGGTGTTCCTCCGTTAGAAAAATAGACTAGTCTATCTCCAGTTTCCAATCCATGATTCTCATAGTAAATTGACCTTACTGGAATAGTTACAGTAGAACTTCCACTACCTGGATTTGAAATGTATGCAGTATATGTTCCAGTTATACCAATTCCAAGCGATTCTGAAGGATTAAAATAAATTTCCCTGTTTACTCTATACTGGTTAGAAGTATTATAACCAACATTAATGGTAAACTTTCTTGAATTTTCGTATAGGGGCGTTAAAGATGTATGTGCAGATCCGACAGTATTATCATACTGCCTTAATACTTTAATTCTTGAAGATTTTATATCGACGGACAATACTTTTACTTTTTCGGTACCTATTCCTAATACATCATTTTCTCTAATATTTGGATAAATTAGAGATCCTGAAATATTAAAATATGTAACAATACCAGTTGCAGCTGCACTTCCAATTCCAGATATTAATTTAAATGTTTCCGATCTAACACCAACTTCATATAAATTTTTTAAACTTGTAGTAGTTGTATTGATTCCTGTTATATAAACATAATCAGAATTTTTAAATCCATGGGGCAAACTTGAGAATCCTATGAAACTACCTAACGTTAGATATGGAGAAAACTCTATATTTTCAATTTTATTAGTAGAGCATGATATTTCTTGGATTTCATTTCCTTTAACCAAAGAAACTCTGGCTGAAGCTCCTCTTCCACCAGTTTCTGTGTTATCAAATACTACCAAATCTCCAACGTTATAATTGATTCCTCCACTAACAATTCCTACAGATTCTACCGCACCTTTAGTTGCAAACTTAATTTTGGAAGTTTGATTTTGTATATTTGAAGGTTTTATTAAATAATCATAAAAAGTGTTTTCATTTGTAAGTCCATATGGTGTTGTATTTCTAAACCAATATGTTCCACTTAAATCTATACTATCTTGATTAGCATATCTTGTAAAATTATATTCTATTGGTTTGGATCTAAATTTATTTCCTATTAGATATGGGAATTCGGGTTTTTTGTAGTTTTTAAATACTCCAGAAGATTCTACAGTATCAGAATTGATCGTAGAGAAATATGCATAAACACCATTGGGATATTCGGGAGTTATACACCATCTTCCATTATATTCGTCCAAATCTCCTTTTGCTTTAAATTCATAATCCTGAACAAAGAATCCTTTTGGATATAAATCTAAACTTGGTCTAGTAGTGGGCAAATTCTGTATTATTTCATATCCAGATATCATTTGCTTAACTGTTCCAGATCTAGATCCAACTTTAGTAAATCCATAAGGACCATAAATTGGATTTCCGTCATATGCCCACCCAATAATTGGTGAGTGAGATGAAGATTTAACTTCCTTATCATTAATCAGAATTAAATCTGGTGTATAATTTAAATTGCCATCAACAAATCTTGAAGACAATAATGTTTTTCTTAAGCTTCTTGGTGAATATATGTGAGTATATTGTAATCCATAGTCACTATTAAGACCAGAATCTACTATCCCGTCATCATTTGAGATTTTATTATTTTGGTATAATTTTTCAAATAAATTAATTGTCCATTCTTTAATCTTTGCCTCAAATTTTGCTTCTTGCCCTCTAGACAATACAATCGCTGTTGTATTTGAAGTATTAAATCCAACTCCACCATTAATTACTTTCACTTCTGTTAATTTTCCATCATTAATTATTGGAGTCATTAAAGAAGAATAACCGTCTCCATAATAAATTATTTCTGGAGTCGAATTATAATTTGCGCCAGAATTATTGACTAAGACATCAACAATTTTTCCATTTGAAACAATTGGTGTTATTTCCGCACCATCGCCATTAACAAGAGTAATTTGGGGTTGTCTATTATATCCAATAATATCGGAACAACCATATCCAACTCCACCAGAATCTAAGAAAACTGATTTAATTTCCCCTAAAATAATAGGTCTAATTTTAGCATTAAAATCTTGTCCAGATTTTGTAGAAACTCCTATCACACCATTGATTAAAATTTCAATAGGTGGGTAGTTAAAGTAATGATTATCATCATTATTTGATGTCAAATTGACAAATTGATTTGTTTCATAGAAATATCTAGATAATGTACTTCCAATTCCCACTTCAGATAACTTAAATTTATCATCGTCAATTTTAGATACAAAGTATTTTTTAGAAGTTGATAATCCACCAATAGGGTTTATTGACTCATAAGTTATGATATCTCCCTCATTATACCCATGATTTTTTGCAGAAATTTCATTTGAATATGTGTTGATTCCAGATCTAGTAACTGATATTTTTCTATTGGTAAAATTATATCCAGCGTTTAAAATATTAATAAATCCAATTCTATTTTTTGGTGAATATGATCTGAATCTATGATTACCAATACCATATGATGTCAAATTGACAGTATTAATTCCGATAATGGCATCATTTTGAGTTTTATGTAATTTGACTGTATATGCGTCCTCTACATAAACATAATATTGAGAATCTGTAGTCAATCCGCCAACAGATTGCTGCTTATCTGTTCTGTAAATAACCCTTTCAGAATCTCTAAATTTATGATAAGTTGAAAATGCTATAGTATTATTTGACAAGTCTACCATGTTGGCATTTGATGATGAATTAAAATCAACATAATGCTCAAATGAAGTTAAAGTTGCTTTGGCAGTTGCTTCCTGCCCATTTAAACCGCTAATAGTTATAATTGGTTCTGATATATAATCAAACCCAGGATCTATAATATCAATTCTTTCTAAGGTTCCGACAACTGAACAAAATCCAGTTGCGCCAACACCAATTTTATCTGTTATTTGTAAAATTGGGGGATTTACTACATCATAATCGTATCCTCCACCAGAGACGATAATTTCTTCTAGTTCTCCATAAAAAATACTATCAGAAGATTTGTAATTTAATACTTCAACACCATTAACTAAAATTCCAATTGCTCCAGGCAAAGTTTCGTAAATATTGCCATCGTCTTCGGGATCTGATATTTTTCTTATAATTTTTTGAGGTTCAACTTTCTGTGAATTGAATTTGTAATATTCAAACTTATTGTTTACGACAGTTCCATTAACACTTACAAATTTATTATTGTCTATATTAGATCTACTTTTGGATAACTTTATTGTATCCTCATCAATTTTTTTGACATAATATATGCCATTAAGAATATCCAATCTATTATTCTCGTCAGACTCATTATACCAGATTGCTTCTCCGGTATAAAATCCATGTCTAACAATTCTTAATTCTTCTCCAGAAAAAGAACCAGAAAAAGTAACTGATAGATCATTAATGTTGAGTGGTTCTTCATGATAAGTTGGTAATGATGGGGAAGTTACAAATGTAGAATCCAAATCCGTATATACATTTTGTATATTTGTAGTATAGAGACTTAGTTCTGGTTGATTTGTTGAATTTACTCTTGAAAGAGATTTTTTTACATTAACTATTAAATTAGTTGGTGGTATTAACCCTTGCCCTTTAATTATGCAAGAATTTCTATTTTCTATCGAATAAATTGTTGTTTTTATGATAGAACCATCAGTCAACAATAATTCTAGAATGTCCCCAATGTTGAAAATATTTTGATCTATTGTTGCCAATCTATAAGTATAATCTGTAGAATCGATAAGATCTAAAGATTTTATTGTATAACTTGGGCATATATTAAAGATCCAATTATTATCTCTAAACTTTTTAGAGTCATATCCTAAAGTTTTAATTCTTACGGTATCATTTTTTGCAAAATAATAAGTGTTATCAATGATATCTAAATCAGAAAGGACCCCTGTTACTCTAAACTTTATTATTTGGTTATTTTTTCCATATCCATAAGCATATGCGTCCACATTTAAGTCGGATCCTGCAGGAATATTTTGATCTATTCCATAGCAATTATACAGCTGAGTTAAACTTTTACCAGAGTATCCAATAGAAACTGTAGTTCCATTGTCCAATTTGGTATATAAAATTGCTTCAGTGGGAAATGATACTGTAGAATCTACATCAATAAATGTGGCTCCTATTGAAACATTATTGAGTATTTTTGTTCTTGGGTGTATCGAAAATTCTCCAAATATAGATCCATTGAGTCCAATATCTTTTTGGTAATCATAATCAAGACTAAGAACATAATATTCTTTTCCATCTCTTAAAATCTTTTCTATATTATTGACAACACCATTTGCTCCATTGTAAAGATCACCTTGTTCCTGATATATCGTTCTATTCAATAGTTCGCTTAGATCTTCGCCTTCTAGAGACTCTACAACTAAATTTCTAACTACTCTATACTGAGCATTTGAAGGCTCAATTAAATAATCTTTTGGTTTTATTACTTCAACGTCTACTCCATATAGGGCTTTGAATAAAATTTTGTACGATTGATCAGTTCCTTTTGAAGTATAAAAATCTTTTGAATTTGTAATGAAAAGTTCTTCGTTTAAATTCTCATAAAATTCTCTACCTTCAAATCCAGGAACAACTTGTTTTTTTATTTTGTTGAAAAAGTCTTTAAGAAATCTTATACTTAAATTACTTACTGTAGATCCACTAGCATGTGTTGCTATTCCTGATTGAGAGAATATAAGTTGATCTAAATTAGTATTTCCTTGATATGTTGTAATACCACTAAATCCTCTAGCGCACCCAACAAATTGATTTGTTGTTATTCCAGTATAGGTAATTATTTCAGAATCAATTTGAATCAATCCATAACTATCAGGAAATCCATATGTGGATTCTACCTCAATAACATCTCCCAAAGAATCGATGTCATTAATTAGAACAGTAGAATCTGTAAGATTGGTTAAATTTTCCAATTTTACATATTGATCTATGTTCTGAAGTATATCAGATACTCCTCCCTTAGCATCGAGTGATTTATAATACTGAGATAGAAATTCCGCGACAAGAGGATACTCATCGCGTACAAATAATGGAAGTTGATTTTCAACAATAGAGTTGATTTTGATTCTTGTATCTGCCATTTCTTATAATCTTACTAAGTTCCCTGTGTCGTAGCTTGATGTAACTATGTATGTTGTGCCAGTATAGGATGTATTTTTGTATGGAAGGTTGAGATCAGAAATATCTGATCCAGATGCAATTTCATCCTTTAAGGTAGTAATGAAACTATTATTGACATCCAACTGTAAATATAAATCTTTTAATCCTATCACATCATTTGATAATGGTATTGCGGATATTTCAATAATTGGTCTTCCTTCAAAGTTCTTTGAAGTGCCAACAATATTAACTGGATTTAGAAAAATTTCTCCTTTTAAATAATCTATTTTACCTACAGATTTTTTAATCGTTGAAGATTGAGTATCTGAATCCAATCTAAAGAAAAACAAAGAACCATATCTACCATCAGTCCCCGAATCTGGAATATCTGCCAGATATACAGTCCCTGTTATTCCTGCAATTTCAAATCCAGAAGATTTAATATTGTATCCATTTCCACCCTCAACATAAAATTGATTTCCAAAACATATTTCATATTCTGCCAAAGAATTTAATGTTGGACTTAAATCTCGTCTTATTTGAATTCTTGTAATATTTGAGGTAATAGATTGATCTGAATTATCAATTATTTTTAGGAATTTGCTATACTTAAATTTTGCACCATATTTATTCAATTCCGAAGAATTTGCATATTCATTAATGTTATTAAGTACGCCCGTAGAAATATTACTTGGACTTGAAGAGAAATTAGTATTATAGTAAATTCTACTGTCAAATTCAACATAAAGATATTTTAGGTCTAAAATTTCTGGAACTATTCCTGCTACACTATATTTTCTCAAGGAGGATATGATATTATCTTTGATTGAGTTTGGTACAAATGCTCCGTTAGTTGGTTTTATAGTTATAAAAACTTTTCCATATTCTGGAGGATCTAAATTTTCACCCCCAAAAGCAGAAACTGATTCTGCTTCAGGATAAATTTGAGGTACAATCGCTTCATAATCTGCAGCAGTTACAGCCCTATTTTGTGCTGCATATATTCTAGGAGCATATTTTTTAATCGAATTAATAGATTCAATATCCTTTCCTCCCGCTGCTGACTGATCTGTTGTTAGATCTGATATATCGCTAGTTATAGTATTTCCTTCATTATCAATGATTCTTCCTGCAAAAGTGAAGTTACTTAGACCATTTGCCGAAGGTCCATTGGTAACAATATATGAAACTTCAATATAATTATTTGCAGATAGCTTTTTGCCAAAAATACCATCTCCAAATACCAATTCATATCTTTGATCTTCTATTTCTTGAATAAAGAAAACCTTTGATTCTGGACCAATATCAAATAAACTATCCGACAAATTATATTTTGTTGATGACGATGAATTCTGATTGTCTCTTACCTGAACACTTATTAGAGAAGAGTCAATATTTGCATTATTTAAAATAAATTTTTGATTTGGATTTAAAGAATCTACTGTAAAATTAGAGGTTAGGTAGGTTCCTTCATAAATTTCAACATCTGAAAAAAATGCTATTTTATTTACAACTGGAACAGTGATATCATTTAATATACTAAAAGTGTAACTTTCTCTGCCAAAGGAAGTTGGTGTAGAGCAAACAATTCCTCTTTTTAAAGTTAAAGTCACAGGATTAAATGATAATTCTGTGGTATCTACAAAAAAACTTATTTTAGATCTTGGGGAAATTCTAGATTTTGGTATATATCCAATATTTTTCGCAAGAGATACTACATTCTCTCGCAAAGTTGCACTATCGATAAAAATTTCATTACTTATCATATTGGCATTATACGAAGAAATGTACGTATTATATGCCAATATATCTAAGATAATAGACAGATTAGATCCTTCGAAATCATAATCAGTAAAATTCGAGTTCAATCTAAGATAATCCTTTATTGAACTCTTAATATCGTTGAAATCTAAATTTGTAAAATTGACTAATGCCATTTATCGTGACTGCTGTAATGCAAATGATAGTTGCTGAGGTAATGCCTCTATACCAATAATATAATATTTTATGACCACATTAAATTCATTGTTATCATAATTTGGTGTAATATCAATACCTATTAAACTAACTCTAGGTTCATTATTTTTGATTGTAAGTTCAATTTCGCTTTTTAATATTGAAGCAGATATCTCATCAATGTTTTCAAAGAGTAAACGCGATACTTTTGATCCAAATGTTTCATTAAAAAATTTTTCGCCCGTTCCATATAAAACTAAATTTCTAACGGATCGAGCGATTGCGGTTTCATTTTTAATTGTGAGAAGATCATAGTTCAGGGGACTCACCTGAAACGAAAGACTTATATCTTTAAATCCCTTTGAAATTCTTTCGACAGGCATTTATAATATTAAAGTTTATAAATTCTGTATTATTTAGAGACTTTTTTACATTCCTATTATTGGTTCTGTACCATATTCCCAGTCATCATAGTCTTCATCATTTCTTATTTTTGAGTGAATTTCATTTTGATGAAAGAAATCATGCTTTTTGGGTGTGAGGTCATCATTTGCAATTTCTCTAAGCATTTTTTGCTTATTGATTTTAGATTCCCAACCATATTCTGAGGACAAATACTGAGTTCCCCACTCATTTTTCATGAAATTTTGATCTTTATCGACTTGTTTGGTCATTTTTTTGCTCCTGATCTGTTAAATCAGAACTTTTTACGGGGTTGCTATCCCGTTTTTCAATCAAATCGTAGTCATCTTCAAGAATTTCTTTTAGATAATCATTATCCCACATATTATAATATTCACTTTTAGCAAGATTTTCTCTGAATTTACGTAATTTGTCCGTTGGTTGTCCTAGAATTAAATTATATTTTCCGTTATTCGTTTGAATTCCTTTAATGTATGTTTTATATGCGCCACAATCTTCAAAAAATTTCCACTTTTCATGTTTTTGATTATAATAATCTACCCAAAATTGAACAGTATCCAAATCAAAATAGTCTTCTATGATATAAATGATAACTTGATAACCTTCAATTGGTATAATATCTTCTGCGGAGCACTCTATGATCTTAAATTTTGAGTTTGCTGCAAAAGGACAAATTGCAAATCCATTCAATTCTGGACGAACTTTTGATACTTCCTTTATCCAATTTAAGATATAAAGTTCTTTATCTGAAAACATAAAAAAAGAGTGCTTATTTCTATTTAAGCACTCTAAAAAAATTATTTACCTTGTCCCCGATACTTCTTCTTACGTCCATTACGAGAAGTTGGTGAAAGTAATGTACGAGGAGAACGCCCCTGACGAGTTTTCTTGGGTGCTCCTGGTTCAAAGATTACCTTATTGTTTCCACCTTTAGCCATTTAAATTTCCTCCAGTTCAATATCAATAGGATCAAAAGACTTTTCCTCATAGAAGTTTTCGGAAAAATCTTGAAGAACCTCAGTACATTCTTCAATACTGAGGTTCGAATAAATTTTACGACCTTTATAAAGGATATTGTAAAATTTTGTAGTCATCAGATAATACGAGTTTTTTCGTGTCCAACGCGAATTCGAGGATCGCACCAAATCTTAAATCCTTTCTCAATAGCGTCAAGACAGAACGAAACGTCTTCACCACACATATCTTGAACTTGCCCAGATTCAAAGACTTGCATCTTAGGAGCAAACCAAGGATATTCGAGATTTTCGAAGACTCCATTTTTAATCAGAACCCAACCAAATCCAGTGTAGTCAACAGTAAAAGGCTTACGACGCTTTGAGATTGATTCTACAGTCTCATGATTCATGACTCCACCATTCTTACGGAAGTCGTCTTCCTCTAACCAGTGAGCCACTGAGGTTGTGTGCCCGTCTTCAGTTGCATACCAACCAGCAGAAATAGGACGTTCCTCACCTTCTGCAGGAAATGCAAGGTCACAAAGTTGCCAGAATTTTTCTGAGTTAAAAACAATGTCATTATCAATCCATAGTTGATAATCATATTGTAGTTTTCCATCCCAGGGAACTTGGTTTGGACCTCGGAGAACATTTGCGCCGAGAACTTTACACCTTGCAAAATTAACCATAGATGAGTAATCCTGAGAAATCTGGATACTCATTTCATTCTTTACTAGATCAAAGCATAGTTGTACGAATGACTTGAGGAATGTATAAGAACAACCTCTTCCAGGAAGACAAAAAACAATTGACTTCCCTCGCATTCTTTCTCTAATAGCATCATAATCCCACTCTTCAGTCTTGGTCTTAGGTGCTACCGTTTTAACAGTGAATCCTTTTGCCATAAGTTTTAGTAACCTTCAAAATCAATTTTATCGTCTTATTTAGTGTTTGTCAATCTAAGAGGCCCCTCAAAAAGAAGAAGCGTTTATTATTTCTTTGTTAATTGCAAGTTCTTCATATTGTAGATCTTCTTTCTTAAATTTTACGTCAAGAACCTCAATCATTCTGTGCATCATTTCCCAGGTCTCCTCAAATTTGTTCTTTGGGAGATTGTGATATATGCACTTACCCTTTGCATATATGTGATATACTTTATCCATCTGAATAATATTTGAACGGCTTTCGCGTCGGTCCCATTATATATTCACTCACGGGATAGAAGTATTTTTACGGTTTCCTTTACACACAGCAAAATATACTCGAATTGCTCTCCGAGGGTCGTTTTATAATCGGAAATTTTTTTATCAGAAAATGGTTTATTCTCCACTTTTACCCTCCGGAAATTTTTTTAAGTATAATAACACTCTCGCTTTTTGTCACCTCTGTAGGTTAGGGTAGTTAACAATTTTTATAACGGGGGGCACGGCGGGGCGGGGGCGGCGGACCGCGCCCCATACAACTGCCCATCACGAACATGCCACTAACGAAGATCAGACCCCACGCCGCTCTAAGGCAGCGGAGCGGCGATCTGCGGCATACTGTGCTTTGGCACGGGCAACCACAGAATCAAGATCGCGAACCATCTCCTTACCGATTCCACAAACGCGGGTCAGGGTCACACCCTTACCAGCACCCGCAACGGTGTCGCCAGTGGATCCGAAATCACCACCGCGAACGTTACCGATCGCTGCCCCTCTACCATGCTGCGATTGACGCTGCCAGGTCTCACCCTTGCGAGCGTGGCGAGTGGGCAGGCGGCGGTAGGAAATTTCACCACGGCAGTCTGCCAGCAGGAGGTCAAGGCGGTTGGCGGTTTGAGCGTTGATCATGGGATCGGTTGGCGACTTGTGAATTGTAGCACGAAACGGGGTCACCCCCGCCCTGCGTGTGCCTCAGAGTACTGGGCGGCGATGACGGTAGCGGGCACTCCCCAGTGAACGTAGGAGGAAGGGCGGGAACCGTTCTTCAGTTGATCGGCGCGGGAGATCCATTTGATCTGGCGGGTCTGGAGGTCAGAGCACATGGCGAGAGGGAAGCGCATTGGTCGTCTGTCGGTTGCTTGAGAATTCTACAGGGTCAGGGGGGCAGGGGTCAATACCCCAACCACACCAGGAACTCACCAGCGTCAACCCCGCCGAAGTCAGAGGTCGTGCCATAGTCGGTGCGGAAGTCATCCCACAGACCGTGCTGTTTGGCAGCGTGTGCCGCTTCGATCCAATAGATGGTGCCATTCTCAGGGTTGGTGATTTCAGCGATCAGGTCGGGGAAGGTCATCGGTTGCCTTGCGGTTGACTCTGTAATTCTACAGGGTCAGGAGCGCGATCCACAGGCGGCGGGGGACACTTGGCAAATTGTCTCTGCCTGCTTCTCTTGATATGAATTAATTGTGGCAGTGGCAGACTGTACAAAAGTGGAGGCAATTGCAATGCAGAAGATTGCAAACATTGAAGGGAGAATTGCTCGCATTGTACTTATAAAATTAATGTCAGATCAGAATTGAATCGCGGTCAAAGTAGGGGCACTGATTGAAGCATAATGTGCGGCACAATCGTTGATGTTCTCCTGTTCAATGTCGCTGGTGATAGTTTCCAGAATCTGGAGAATGTCGGATCCGTTGTTACCTTGACGCAGAAGGGAAAGAGCCAGTTCGCGGGACATTTGATCAAAAAAAGTTAATGTTTGGCGGAGTCTTTTTTGGGCGCTGCCATTCCCATTGTTCAGGTTAGAATGCCACCAATTGATCCAGATCCCATTGTGGCACAACCTGAACCTCAGCATAGGTGCTGGCGTTCTCTGCCAGCCAAGAATTGATGTGGCGGGTGGTGGTGGCGCTCCACTTGTGCTCTGTCCGCATCCAACCCTTACCAGGCACCAGAGCGGCGACAGGGGTGGAATAGGAGAACAGAACCTCAGTGCCATCCGCGAGGGAGACTTGAGTTTTGTTGCTGCCGATGGCGGAGACTTTCATGGCGGGTTGCCTGAACTGAGATCAGTATAAAGGGTCAGGGTGGGGGATCGGTGTCCCCCTTGTGCCAGTGCCTCAGTCGGCATAAAGGGAGTTGAAATCCTCCACAAACTCCAGCGCCTCATCACCCGTCATGCGGGAGATCATTTCACGGGCGATCGTTTCCCAGGAGTAGTGATCCGCCAGATCACAGATCGCCTCACGGGCATCGGAAGCGTAGCGGTGAGCGGCGGTGATCTGAGCGTAGGTCATTTCCAGGCGGGACATGGTAGATCGGTTGAACTGAGATCAGTATAAAGGGTCAGCGGTGCCCCCATATGGGTCTGGTGGACAGTGCCTCAGTTGGCACACTGGAAACGTCCGCTGTTGAAATTATGATAGGAGAACACCTCACGATTCACGAGTTTGAACATACCAAACTCATTGGTCATTACATAACCCTCAGCGTCAATACGATTGCCGTTCACATAAGCAGCAGGACCATAATTGCGACACAAGTATACACAATCATCTTTGATAGACTTAACCAATGCCCACAAGCGAATCAGGTTAGGATCACAATCAAAGTCCTCAGCAGCAACCTGTTCGCCAGCACGAATGCAGGCGTTGATTTGTTGTTTGATCTTTGCTGCTTCCTTATCAGAAACAAACTCACAAGCGGTAGACATTTGGCGGGCAAAGTCCACAACTTCTTTCACATCAGCAAACGATTCTTGATTGTAAAGAATGTATGCTTCAGGTTTCACAAACTTAACAGTTTCAGTATCATTCCAGATCGCACGGTCAGGCATTGCAACTGCTTCGCGCAGATCATTCTCTGCAAAGTAGCAAGTGTGAGGGGCAATGATAATCTGCTGAGAAACTACCTCAGAAAACTTGTAAGTAATCGTGTTGGGAGTATACTCATCGCTACCGCCAAAACCAATAAAATCACCTTGGTAGACAGTATTGGTGCGAGGAAGATAATCAAAGCAAGCATGAAGAATAGACGCAACCTCACCTTGATAGTGTTGATCAATTTCTTCATGAGAGTGAGCAATGCGAATCTTTTTCTTGTTAAAGACTGCTTTCGTTCCTACAAAGAACTCACCGTTTGCAGGATCAATTCCCCACACAATTGCGGGAGCACCATCAATCTTAACGCTCAAAGTGCCAGGGGCAATGAACCAATCAAGACACGAAAGATCACCAGTGAGAATGGTATCTTCGGGGTGTTCGAGGTGTGTGTTTTTCATGCTCTTAGTATGGCAGAGAATTGAGCGGATCGCAAGAGGGCGTGTGCCAGTTCTCAGAGTGCCCCATTCTCATCAAGAATTCCCCACTGAATGGTTCCCTGATACATGCCAATGTAACGGTTTCCAATACTCAAACCAACGATTTCATCTTCACTATCACCAATCAGATTGACACTGAAATAGAAATAGTTGCTGATAGAATCGGGGGTGCGGAATTTCATAACCTGAATTTTCTCCCAAAGAATAGTAGCAATTGCAGCAACGAATGCTGCGGCAGTGATTACAAAACTCTTCATATCTTGATAGAGTTTCTGATAATCAACCTCCTGCAGTTTCACGAACAGATCATCAGCAGGCGGGAAAGATTTGGTCAGTTCCATTGTGAAGAAAAGGTGAAAGAATCAGTTCAGGAAGGTTGCGGGATTGCCATAATCGGCAATGTGATGACCATTCAAACGAATCTCAGCGTAACCGAATTCCTCTGCCAAATCATAACAGAGATCGTATGCCTGACCCTCATCACTCACAGACTGCGACTCATAAGGGGCAGAGGGGACGATAACTTCGTAACGCATGAGGTTTGTTTGAACTGAAGTCAGTATAGGGGGTCAGCGGTGCCCTTGTGGGGTTTTGGTGGACAGTTCAGGGATTGGACCGCCGCGGCCACTCAGTTTGTGTCACTTAACCACGATACGGTTCAATTCTTCAAGTGTGCTCACATTCCAGTTGGCAATGTCACCATGGGGAGCATACAGTTTGCTATACCATTCCCCATACAATTCAGGATTAATGAGTTGCACCTTCTCTAGAGTTTCTGCAATCTCAACATTCAAATTGTGTTGGAAATTAGTCATCAACCCTCCAGCAGTTCGGGGTAGTATTCTTCACACTCGGTGATCAATTCTTCATCAGAATACTTAGCATAACCCTCATCCAGATAATCATAACAAAGCTGCGTCATTGTCTTGAGATCCATGTCATCCAACATCTGCTGAATGAGTTGATCTTGGAGTTCAGAACGGTTCATGTTAGTGTCAGTTGCCATTGATGATGTTCCAGAATTGTTTAGAGTTTGCCCCAGGAATGTGGGGAAGTTTCTTCTCCCAGTATCCTGTGATGTGACGATACCAAACTTTCAGGATGTTCATGATTCAGTAATCGTATTCGCCGTTAATGTAATCCGTGAGGTTAAAATCTTCTTCTTTCAGTTCAGGAATGTCCAGATCGAAGATCTCACCAGGCATGTCTTGAATCTCTTGCCACATTTCATCAAACATTGGTGTCTCCCTCAGGAACAAACGTAGTATGGCACCGATCAGGGCACGAATCAACCGATGGTGGACAGTACGGGAACTGGCTCACGAACCCTCTGGCTGCCGCCCAGGAGGCGCTAGAATGGGGTCACAAGCGAATGAGGGGTGAGGTAGCCCTGCGGACGACAATTATCGACACTGAAGCAGCTTTGAAATATTAATTGCAAAGTATAAAAAAAGGGAGGCATTGTGCCCCCCCATTTGATTCAGTGATCGCGGAAGATATGCATCGAACGATAAGAAGTTCCATCGTTACATGCAGTGAAATCATAACGCAACGAAGTCTCCCAAGTTGCTTCCCAATCCACTACAATTCCAGAAGGGATATCATAACCCATATCATCATAGAAAGATTCAGCAAACTCTGCCTCATCATTGAAGCAACCTTGATAACGCTCATCACAGCATTCAATATCACTCATGCAACCAACTTCGCCAATGAGAGCATCAACTGCCTCGTATCCGATTGCTTCACCACAACGAACATACTCCTCGTAATAGTTACAGAAGTCGTCCTCATTGTAGGTATCAATGAACTCCAACATGTCATCCAGAGCGTAGTTATCTTCCAGACGCTCTTCAATGAACTCTACAGTTTGAACATTCAGAGTTTCTTTGTAGTTAGCGGTCAGGGTGATCGACATGATGAAAAGAATTAGTTTGGGTTGGGGTGCTGATCTCCCCTACAGCATGTGAAGGATCTTACCTAGGACCTTTCCGATATCGGTGGTTTCGCTAGGAGGGTTCGCTTCTGAAAGTAGTATGGCAGCAGTGGGGGGAGAAATCAATCCCCCTTGTGCCACTTGTCAGACCGTCACACGTCCTTCCATTTCACGCAATTGATTCATGATATCAAATAGTTCCATTTCGTCCATATCAGCACTCTCCATATCTACGGGTGCAAATTCATTCAAATTCACGCTACCGTCAGAATAGATTGGAGCATAGAACAGTTCGTTACTATCTTCCTGCGACAGGGTGAATACACAACCGTAGTTGGTGGCAGTGAGAAGAATCATGGGGCAATCCCTGACGACTTGAGTATCATTGCACCCAGCTGCCCCCTGTGGGCGATTTAGTGGACACTTGAACTAGTGGCACAATGATACTTGATATTGGCAATCGGTGCGCTATGATCGAGAATCGATAGGATTAATGTAGATTAATCAGAATATTGGGAGGAGAATATAATTCTCCTAGCATGAAGAAATATTAATATTGGGATAGAGTTACCAAATACGGTCTAGACTCAGATCTTCAATATATGCCTTCACACGCTCATCGCCACCCAATTCAAACAGTTTTTCCCAATCAATATCGCGTGGGTTAAAGTCTTGAAACACGTCTAGTTCTAGAGTAATACGATACTTGTTTTTCTGTGCGTAAACCATAGGATCTAGGTGAAGTAACTATGTACATGTTACATGAATCTAGAAGGAATGTCAAGTGCATGGTGTATATATGAATCTCGATATGAATCTAGTTGTATATGTGTGAATCTCGATATGTTGATATAATGATATGAATCTAGTTGTATAATGCGAATCTAGATGGGCAATCTAGTTGTATGATGCGAATCTAGTTGAGTCTAGTTGTGAATCTAGTTGTGAATCTCGAAGGATATATGCGAATCTAGTTGTATAATGATATAACGTTATTGTTATATGATATCATGAATCTAGTTTTATATGTGCCCGCCTCCGTGTATTTTTGTTTCGGGGGCGCTTGACATTTTTTCGGAGTTGTGATACAATGCACGCTAAGATCACAAGACTCTGAGGCATTTATAAGACATTTATAAGGCATTAATAAGTTTATAAGACATTAAAGAACTCAGAGACTCTCTAACAATATAACGATAACATTATAAGAGATAAATCACACAAACATATTTAAAAATACATTTATTAATTAATTTAATTGTTTTTTACCATAAAATAAGCATTTTTAGTCATAATTGTTCAATAGTATATTCTTTCCATTCTTTAATCTTACAATCATTCAATAGGAATTGCATCTTATTATAAGGTGCTCTTGGTTTGCGAATTAACCTCATATTGGTTTGTTCTAATAGAGTATTACCTTTCTTTGTATTACAAGAACTACATGCTACTACAAGATTTTCCCATGTATCTTCTCCACCTCTACATTTAGGAATAACATGATCAATTGTCAATCGTTGTGTAGATTCGCAATATTGACAAGTATGATTATCTCTCTTGTAGATCATTGATCTTGATGGTTTGTTCATAACAATCTTAGAAAATGGTACTTTCACATAACTTAAAAGGCGTATGACTCTATTCGATAATATCTGTGCCTTTTCTTTTAAGAGAAGAACTATTGCTCTTTTCCAACTGGTTATGTTTAATGGTTCATAGGAAGAGTTTAATACCAAGATACTGGTATTTGGTTGTATCGTTATACCATTCATGACTCACACTCATTTAATCTCTTTGTCTCCAATCGTCGGGTTTGTCGCCTGTGAAGAAATCAATTATATCGTCTGCACTATTGAAATTTGTTCTATGATTTGAGGGATCGGGATCACCTAAATCTAATGCATTCATGAAGTCGTCCAAACTCCCTTCTTGCATATTTGGATTAGCAGCACGTCTTCTTGCTTGTCTTAGAATAGTTGCAGCAGAACGATTTGATTTTGCTAACTTCTCTGCCCATATCATATCCTCTAAACTTACTTCTTCATGCATTGCGATTTTATCACAGATTGCCTCAAGGCGAAGGCGATATTGCGTAGAGAGCATGTGTGTTATTCAAATAATGTTTATTTATTTCTTAATTCTATCTCTTGCTGCAACTCTTTGGCAAGTTTATATGCGCGTCTCCACATGATATACTTTACAATTGGATTGGCAGGATTATGTAATATCCACCACTTTGTCTTTTCATATTGTACTCTTGCAAGTTGAGTGAGCATATAAAATCCTCTTGCAACTGATTGATCGGTAAGAATCAAATATGCAATACAAAAGAATATAATAAAGTATATGTAATTTGTGCTCATTTTCTTAGTGTTTTCAGATATTCTAAGACAGTATCCCGTACTGCCATAAGTTCATTATAACACTCTTGATTATGAGCACATTGTCTCAATTCAGAATCTGGTTTATGTACTGATTCGACAAACAAATCAAGTCCACGATTCCATTTAGTTTCTTGAGATTCATTTTCCATCTTGTTTAATTGTAACGGGGCAGAAAGGAATAACTTTTCGGATTTCTTGGACTATTTCTGTTTTTTGAACTTCAGTTAATCCAACAACTCTTTGAATACGGTAAATGATATTCAAAGCTTGTGAACAGGTAATAATGGTTGATGCAGTGAGAACAACCATGTCTATTCTCTTATTCTATTACTATTTAATACAGTTTATGATATTTTAATGATTCAATCCCAACTTACATTTTGTACAAGGAAACCAGGCATTACATAGGTCCATGCACCAAGTTCTTGACTGCCACCAACTTTATACTCCCATTTGTACTCAAACTTATTGTGACTATCCCATGTCACATATCCTTGTTCTTTATCAAATCGTCCTTTGATTGTCAGAGCATGTTTATTGGAGAAAATATTACGAGTGCGAAGAGAACCGCCCTTTTCGCGAGTTTCAATCACAACACAAGTGTCAGGATAGGTTTGAATACCTGCCTCAAGAATACATGGAGTTTCATATCGAAATGGTCGATATGTAGTGACATTTTGACCATATGCTGGTACTGAAAAAAGAAGTGCAGCAAACAACAATAGTTTTTTCATGATCATTTCATTCAATACATTTCATTTACTTTTCCAGGTTATCCAAATATTCGGAAATAACCTTAATGAAGTCTTCTTTGGTGAAGGTGTTAAGAATACTTTCCCTAGGATCATTTTCATCCCAGGTGATAGTGAGAGATCCGTCTTGTTCTTCATTTACTTCAATCGTCATAATTACTGTCCCATGGTGCTTTACGTTCTAAAACTCTTTTGACCCTTTCCATTACCTCTGGGTCTGGTGGTTGATTCAACCTATCAACAAGAGCGTCAAAGTTTTCTTTTGATAGAATAATCTTTTCAGGTTTTGCACCTTTACCCCAGAACTTTTCAAACTCCCATTTGTAGTTCATATCCAACCATCCAGCATTTAGAGAACTCCAAAACTCTCCCCATACATGATAGTCATCAAAGCGAAAACCTTCATGACCAATCAACCGATACCACCACCAGAATGGAGTATAACGGAAAAACTTATTTGAGATAATCAGTTTATGAATATTCATTTATCTTTAATTACACAAGAACTTCCAGTACAGTTTAATTCGCCAGAAGTTCCAGATACTGTAGAAGTATGTTGTTCAGTTTTATCTGGTTTGATATTTGAGTAGACCATACCAGCAAGACAAACACCAATAAGAGAGAAAAAGATAACGTTGCAAAGTTTCATTGTGCTAACCTCAGTTTACGTTCTTTTGAAGAAATGTGCCCGTAAAATATATCATCATAAGGATAAATGTAATCGTCATACCACCCAGAACAAAGTGCTTCCCAGAAGTCACAATAGTCTCCAGAAACATAACAATCCCAGGCATACCAGAAGTCATGAAATCCGTCAATGAAGAGTTCCAATTTTGTTGGTTCTTTGAAGTTCATGGTGTTTCATTACTCCAATAGTATCTCAGTCTATCACTATCAGCAGAAATATTCAAGTGGTAGATCTTGTCGTCTTGTGTGTAAATTCCAACCCACAGACTGCGTTCATTCATACTTTCCAAGTGAAACAACTTCACCTCTTCCAGTACGATTTCATCAGGGTTTTCAATAAATCTACTCATTTTGCCTCCCAGAACCTACCATCAGAACCACAAGAATAATCAAGTGATTCCCAACATTTAGCACGGAGCATGTCACAGAACCTGCTCTCATTACCAGTTACAAGATTTGTAGAAGTATTTGGGGAAGTGCAAGTATCGTGTCGGTGTCCCATTCCAAATAAATGAGAGACCCAATCCCGACGATAATACTTACAATCTTTACAAAGTTTCATTGGTATGGGTTTTTAAGGTTGTCTAGGATAGCATCAAAGAAAGCAATGCGATCCTTGTCGTATTCTACATCAACACCATGAGAATTGCAAAAATCTACAATGTTCTTTTCAGTTTTAGTTGGAGAATAGATGTTGCGGAACCTCGCATAAGTGATATGATCCCTGAACTCTTGCTTCATGGTCTCAAAGAGTTGGAATAGTTCTTGTTGTGTAAGTTCTACTTCACGATCAGTTGATTGATGTCCAGTAAATTTGATGTTCATGATAGGTTAAAGTGTAAATGAGTTTTCCATGTACCAATGGTTTTCTTTTGTAACATATCAGCAATCACATGGGGAATAAACCTTGTATATTTGTCCAGAAACTCTCGCTCTGTAAGTTCATCACACCCGCGTAGATAATAATCATTATTAACAAAGTTTGCAAATTTTGCGAACTCATAATCTCTTTCTCCATCAAGATTATAACGACAGATTTGCAACCACACAGATCTACCTTCACCAGTCGCAAAGTAATCAATCACAAAGAAACGATAGAATGGTTTATCCATTATTTTCCTCCTTCAGTTTTCTCACTCGTTCAAGAAACTCATTACCTTGTTCATACAATCGTGTAATCAAATCCTTAATATCTTCAATATCAATCACATTATACTCAACATTCATATTCTCACAACGGAGGGCATCAATCATACATTCAAGTGTCATTGCCTGCATATGTTCTGGGGTGATTGGTGTACCGTGAGGAAGACCAGAACATTCTTCATTATAGAAGTGATTATATCGTCTCAGGACAGTATCAGCACGTTCTCTACTTTCCCATTCTTCCTTCTCAATCTCAGCAAGTTTCAGCATAGCATCACCGTGCTTCTCATAGAGTTCATCAAGGGCAGCAAGTGCCTTATTTTCTGCCTCTCTTCGTGCTGCCTCTTCTAACATCTCTTCGTGCGTAAGATTTTCAAGAACAAGGTCTTTTGCAGAATCTTCCATTTTTTTCATATCCTGTTTGTAGATAAGTTCTTTCAACCTCTGTTTGCCGTATTCAGTGAGTTCGTGTTTTTTGTTGCGGAGTTCTTCTACTTCTTCTTGTGTGAGACTAACCCACGGCATGTCTTCATTCATAATACTCTTTCCTCACACATTCTATTTCAAGGTCTTCTACCCTGTCTTGCAAGTCCATAATAAGTTGAAGGATTTTCATAGTATCCAGATTACCATTTTCATCAGCAACAAGAGAAAGATATGATTGTTTTATAATCTCTTGCTGTTCTTCAAATGGTTTGAGATACCATTCCTTTCTTTGTTTTTGAGTATATTTGTCCCAACCTAATGGATTGTATCTCATCGTAGCATCCCCTTAATTTTTTCAAGACAATGATTAAATCCATCCACAAGTAATTCAGTATTTACATTCTGACTTCCTGCTGCTGATTGTTCTTTCGGCAACCAATCTTCTACCAAATCTACAACATCATTACAAGCATCAAAATCATAACCAAGTTCATCTACCAATCTATTAAAAAGTTTTTGTGCTTCGTATTTTTTCACCAACCTATTCACAACCTCATCCATAGGTTTTGGATTATCTTTCTCATCCCATTCTACTTCATCATAATGTTCAGGTTCATCAACCACTCCATCCTCCTTTGCTGCATTCCAACCATACCGAAAGATATTCCAGGATTGAATATCAAATTTAGTTGCATCTGAACCAGTTTCAGGATACTTGCCGAAAACTTCTTTATATGCTTCTTCTACTGGTGTCTTTGGTTCTTCTACTCTCTTATACTTCACACCCATAATGGTTGCGTAGTCTCCTTCTATAAGAACTTTTGAGATGTCGGTTTCAGTCATCGGTCTTCATTATAAAATACAAATCCTGTTGCTGTTTTTTCACAGTAGTAATAATACTCTTGGAATACACCATTCATAAAATCTTCAAGTGTTTCCAGTTCATCACTACCAGTTGAATGATAACAGTCTAACACAAAATCCTCATACTCACCAACAAAACCACAGAAACGGTCAGGAAACTTTGAAATACTTTTATCTGGGAAGAGTTCATAGTAAGTATCTAATACTTCCTGCCCATATTCTTCTAGGATTTCTTCAAACGTCATAAGGTTGCTGTGGGTCTTTTTTCCAAATTTCTTTGTAGATAATCCAAGGTTCTTCTTGGTGGGTCATTTGAGCAGTCCAGTGGTATCCATTCTCATCAACAGCATCAAGATAATGAATGCGTGTCTTGGGATCAATTGTGCGTGTGATGTGTGTGAATTTAACTCGTTCAATCATTTTACTCCAAGCAAGTCCTTTTCAAAATCAGTCAAACGAGCAAGAAGTTCTTGTCGTTTTTGTTCTTTGATTTCTTCTTGTCGTTTTTCTTCCAACATTTCATCAAGAACATCCATCATAGCATCAAAACAATAATTACCCTTGTTCCAATCACTCTCACCTTTTTGAGTGATGACTACCTTTTCATCAAAGTTTTCTGGACGGAACATTTCATAGATACGAATTACATAATCACCATCTTTGTCCTCACGAACCTCAACACTTAAATCAAGTTGGTTTGCTTTGGAAAAGAGTTTGAGAAGTTCAGTTTCTCTGATAGTCATTTCAGTTCTGGTGTTGTTTGAGGTGAAGTTGGATACATTCCATAACATTATCAAGAGTTAGAGCACTACCCTCATAGTAGTAATCCATATTCATTACATCTGTGACTTTGAGTTTGTAATAAAATCTATCACCAGGGAAATACTGGTGGATGTCTATGTGAGTTTCGTAGTCCATCGGTTTGTTTCTTATGAAGTCATTATAAGGCAAAAGGAGCACCTGTGGAGATGCCCTGTGCCAGTTCTTCAAGTGTCCACATAAACCTCAAAGGTGATTTTTGTTCCATACATTATATCCATTTCCACACTCATAGTGGATACTTTTGCCTCACCTTTTTTGACTTGTTCTACGACTTGATGAAAAGAAACATTCACACTATTAATATCATAAGTTTTGACTTTACTAACAGGAATAGTTGAAGTGTCCCGAAGTTTTTTCAGTTCTTCTGCGTATGACTTTTCACCCTTATAATAATCTGGTTTTGGTTCTTCTTTCTTTCCGTAGAGTTCATTATATTTTTCTATGAGAGGATTATTCATCATACATCAACCCATACAAAAGAAAGACAATTTTTCATAAACCAACGACTAATCGCAGTCGGTTTCTTATTCATATAATACTTCAAATACCCATTACCAAAAGTATAATATCCTACTTCTTTACCACCTTCTTTAATCACAAAACTGGAAGTAATATTACCACCAGTCGCAGTAAGTTTAGAGTAATCTAATTTTGCTGGAAAACTTCCATTCTTGCGAGCATACTCAATATCCTCAATAATCCTAGTAATCTTTTTGCTAAACTGATACTCTTGGTAATATTTGAGTTGTGCGAACTTATACTCTACATCCTCAATCTGTTTATCAATCTTCTCATCAAACTCTTGTGAGATTTC